TGATAGAGTTGAAATAAAATCAGAAGTGGAAGCTATTCCAACTAAGACTTATAAAATGGCTATCTTTGGAAATAAAATTACAGGTAAAACAGATGGACAAGAAGCTATGAAACAAGCTATTTATAAAATCTTAAATACTGAGAGATATCAATATCCAATTTATAGTTGGAACTATGGGATTGAATTAAAGGACTTGTTTGGAAAATCTAAAAGTTATTGTAAAGTTGAATTAGTATCAAGAGTATCAGAGGCTTTATTGCAAGATGAAAGAATTATTGCTGTAGAGTCTTTTTTATTTGATGATACAAAGAAAAGAGAAAGTTTAGCAATGACTTTTACAGCAAAAACAATTTTTGGAGATATTGAAATAGCTAAGGAGGTTAAAGTAGCAAATGTTCGAGGATAAGAATTATGAAAATTTATTGAATGATAAATTAAGTAGGGTTCGTAAAGATATTGATACTCGTGAAGGGTCAGTAGTATTTGATGCTACTGCTGGAAACTCTTTAGAAGAAGCTCAAATGTATTTGACAATAGCAGAATATTATCAGCAAACTTTTGGAGATACAGCAAGCAGAGAGTTTTTAATAAGAAGAGCAGCAGAAAGAGGAATAAAGCCAAAATCTGTAAGTGTTGGAGTATACAAAGGTATTTTTAATATGGATATTCCTATTGGAAGTAGATTTTCTTTAGATATCTATAATTATATTGTTATAAAAAAATTACCTACTGGAACATTTGAATATATGTTGGAATGTGAAACTTATGGAGAAGAACCTAATGGTTCTGTAGGAGATTTAGTTCCAATAGACTATGTTCCTGGATTGACTTCAGCCAAAATAACAGAAATGCTTATTCCTGGTGAAGATGAAGAAGAAACTGAAAGTATAAGGCAAAGATACTTAGATAGTTTTAATCTACAGGCTTATGGTGGAAATATAAAAGACTATGAAGAAAAAACTATGGCACAAGCTGGGGTAGGTGTAGTTAAAGTAACTCCTGTTTGGAAAGGTGGAGGAACAGTAAGAGTAACTATTTTAGATAGTGAATTTAACATAGCTTCTACATCTTTAATTTCTAAAATTCAAGAAGTGTTAGACCCAACTAAAGACCAAACAGGGAAAGGATTAGCTCCAATAGGGCATATAGTTACAGTTGATACTCCAGCACAAGAAAAAATTTATATTGCTACGAAATTAACTTTAAAAGATTTATCTGTTACTAATATAAAAGCTGATATTGATAAAGTTTTAAAAGCATATCTTTTAGAATTGAGGAAACAATTCAAAGAATCAGAAAAGATAGTTGTAAGAACATCAATAATAGAATCAAGAATTTTAGCATTGAATTCTAATATTATAGATATTCAAGAAACTAAAATAAATGGGTATACTCAAAACTTTACATTAGACTCTTTTAAAGTTCCAGTGTGGGGAGATGGAAATTATGTCCAACTTTAAAGATGTTAACCTATATGATAATTTACCTGATTTTATGCAGCAATATAAAGAAATACAAGCTATTTTTAATATTGAAAATGTAGATTTAACAAAACTTTGGAATGAAATTAGAAGAAGTTTTAATAATGGTTTTATATTTTCTACAGATGTTTTAGGAATATCTAAATTTGAAAAAATGATGAATATTTATCCTAAGGCAACCGATAATTTAAAAGATAGACAATTGAGAGTTTATATAAAATGGAATGCTACTCTTCCATACACTTGGAGATGGTTAGAAGAATTTTTAATTACTTATTATCAAAATGTTAAGACAAAAGCTATTCCAATTTTATTTAATGATAAATATGAATTAGATATTAGATTAGAAAAGCAAGAGGAATTTAATGATTTTGATTACAGTATATACAAAGAATTAAGACCTATGATTCCAGCTAACTTAGGATTAAGAGTAGTTAATGTAATTCCAACAAAATCTGAGAAAATTAATGTAATGAGTATGGTAATTTATAAAGCTAAAAAAGTTTTAAAAGAAAATAATAGACTAACTAATCTAGTTGGAGAAAAAGTATTTAATAATGCTTTAGTTTATAGATTAAAAAAGGAGGTTTAAATGGCTTTTAGAGGACTTACAAAAAAAGGTGCTGACTATTTAGCAACTAGGCTTGCCAATGAATTAGCTGTAGAATTTTTAAAAGTAGAAATAGGAGATGGTGCTATCATAAGTGGACAAAATCCAAAGAATCAAACATCTCTTATTTCGTATAAAAAAGATGTAAGAATATTAAAAAAAGAACAAGAAAATAATGCTATTAATCTAACAATTCAGATAACTAATGATGACATCACACAGGGTTTTTATCTAAAAGAAATAGGAATTTATGTGAATGACGGTACTTCTAATGGTTGCTTGTATTGGTATTGTAATGAGGACAATGCTCAGTACATTCCAGCAAAAACAGATAGTGTGATAGCTTTTGAAATAGATATTAGAATGGAAGTAACAAACTCAGATGCTACTATTATTAATTGGAGTGGAAAAAACACTTGGATTAATAAAGAATACCTTGAAGAAAATTACACACAAAACGGTGGATATAAAGGAACAGCATTAGAAATTGATGATAGAGTAGTTTCTGCACTGGGGAAAGAAGATGGAAAATTCCCATTAACAGAAGCAGTAAAAGGGAATGTTTACTATTTCCCAGGAAACAAGAAATTCTACATTTGTAAAGAAGCACAAAACAGAAGAGTAAGTGTTCCAGATGGGAACTTTGAAGAATTGTCAATATGGGAAAATCGGAAGAGATTGGAAAATCTAACAAGAAAAACAATCTTACTTTTTTATAATGGTGGGTCATTGGTTCCTGATGGAACTACATCTATTGCTATAAATGAAAATTGGTATTTTTTTGGATTAGGTGTTGGAACAGCTGTTCAATCTGGAAAAGAAAGAATGTGTTTTTTATTTAGAAATATATTTCAATCAAATAATGATATTTTGAGATTTAATGGAATAGAAATTAGATATAACGCGACAAACAAGACTTTAACAGTTTTTAATAATGGAGGAAACCTTTATTTTTTAGAGCAATATTCTAGGTTAACTTAAATATTTAATCAAACTTGTACTATGGCGAAAACACTGTAGTTCTCTTTAGTTGTATTTTGACTGTTAAAATATAATTTTCTGTTTTTTATGTAACATGTGATTGGTTTTACAGCTCCTGCCCCAGTTTGTGTTGCTAAAACTACAGAGTTTGTATACTCAGATGTCGTAGAAACAGGCAAACTATAGTAAGATTCACCATAAGAAATATCACTAAACCAACCAAATAAAATGTAGAAATTGCTAGAAATTTGCTTATAATACCAGTTTCCATTTTTTCAAAATTTTTGTATAGATTTTCCAATCTCTCAAGAATTGAATGACTGTCCATAGCTATATAATTATTAATATTTGCTGAAATATCTGAATTATTATTCTTGCATAAATATAATTTCTTTGTATTTTTATCAAAGTAGGTCTTTCCGACTTCTTTTAATCCTATTTCATTTAATATTCCACCATAATCTTTTCCCATCATTTGAGTAAATTTATTTCCTTCTAGTGCTGTATTTTCTTGAGTTCCATACTTAACAATTCCATACTGTTCAGCTGAAGCATAGTCTGTTTTATTTACTTTTTTATTCATTCCTTCATTAAACTCTTGAAGTGATACGTAACTATGTAAGTCAATTTTGGCATCAACTTTTGAACCACTTGTTATATTGAAATAAATTACTATTATAAAAGAATGTGGACTATCTTTCATTAATGGAATATAATCATATTTATCTCCAGCATTAGCATAAGCATAAAGAATTTCTTCACCTTCATTTCCTTGTGCATAAAGTCCAATTTCTCTGAAGATTTTATTTTCTCTTAGCTCAGCATTAGAAAATTGAAGTTCTATAGCTACTATATTTTTTTCATCTCCCTGTATCTTACAACTAGTTACATTAGCTGTCCCCCATACTTCTTTTACATCTGTTAAGAATCTAATCTCATCATTTGAAGTTATTGAACCACTTCCTAACTTTGCTTTTGTAAAAGTTAGAGTTTCGGATAAATTTCCATTTATCTTAGCTTGAAGTTGTTCACCTTTTTTTGTTAGCTTTAAGCCTTCAAAATAACTCATTATTTAGTTCCTCCTATCTTGATTATTTTAGTAAATCCTATCCCTTGAGCAGTATTTAACTTTGAATTTATTCTCATTGTTTGATCTAGTTTAAACTCAGCTTTTATCTCTATTTTTTTTATATTCTCAACTATTGATGAATAGTATTGATTACTTTTATTGTTGATAATTTCAAGCTCCCAATACATTCTTGCTCCAACTTCACAAACTTTGTTTAAATCAGGCATTTTGTTAATAACCTCTAAATCATCAACCATATTTATTTTAAGTAGCTGACTAGCTACTTCTTGTAATGGTCTTGTCTTCAATTTTGTAACTTCTTTATTAGTAAGTTCTCTTGTTAATGTAAGTAAAAACTCTGTATTAGGTAATCCATCAAGTGCCATTTTTTTTATAATTAATGCTTGTCTATAAGTCTCATCATCTCGACCATTTCTCTTTTCATCATATCTTTCCCCCATAAAATCTAAGAATATTCCTGAACATTTTAATAAAGATGTTTGATTTTTTAAATTTTCTATTAAGTCATCTATATATTCAATAACAGGCTTCAAAGTTTTGTATAATTTAATTGTATTTTCTTTTTGAAAATGCAAAGGTAACCCCTTAATAACTTCATCAATCATTATATTCTCCCAGCACTCTTTGGTATTTCATTAAAATTTAATTGAATTGAATTACTCCAAATAAGAGTACTTTTTTTTCTAAACTTTAAGTCAAAATCTGTATATTTATAGTTTTTATTATAAAGATACTCATATAAGAATGTTCCATTTGATAGTAAAGCACCTATTCCAGCTTCATTAATATACTCATCAATTAAATTTTTGATTTTCAATTCATCAGCACTTTTTATATCCAATTTATATTCAATTTCTGTTTGAGTTGGTCTGTCAAATCTTATAACTTCATAATGATTTGGTACAGATGTTGGAACATTTACTTCAACATTTCCTTTAGTATCCGGAGTATGAATGTGCATATAAATAGCATGTGCTATTTCTTCCTTTATTCCTCCATCTACTACTATCCAAATGCTTTTTGGAGAAAGTCCAAAGCTGTCTATATTCATTGTATTGTTTCTTATCCCATTAGCACTTTTTACTCCTGGTAATTTTCTTATAGCATTTAAAATAGGTAATAAACTCCATTCACCTTTGCTATTACCAGCTAAATATCTTTTTAAATACTCATAATCAGTTTCAGAAGAAAGCCCACCTTCTCCAATTTCAACATTTTGTACATCAACTATTGATGCTGGAGCTTTTATAACTTTTTCAATTTTATTAATTTGGATGTTTCCTTCCTCTCCCTCGAATAAGCTTTGAAATAGTATTGTTTTAGTTCTTGAAGAGTCCACTTCAAATCTTTCTATATTTTCATATTTCACTCCATTTTCAGCTTGTATGATAATGTCTCCTTGTAACACATCTACAAAATTAGTTGCTGTAACTTTACAATGTACTTGAGCTTTTGTTCCAAATCTTCTAGGAAAAAAATATAACAAATTGTCTAATTCCTCATTTTGTGCATTGTATATATTTAAACCCCTTGCTATTGAAATTGCTTTATCTTCCAAATAAGAACAAAGATATATGAAAGGTGCTACTAATTTATAGTAATCTCCAGTTGGTTCAACATTGAAATCACTTCCAAAATTTTCTTTTTTTTGTGCTTCTTTTTGTGCTAATTCCATAAGTCCTTGAAAGCCTTTTGTTTCAAATTTATCCACTGATTATCACCTCTTTCTCTATATTGTTATGTTTCTTATGTGTTATATATATTTTTGCCTTTAAAGTTCTTTCTGCTTCAGAAATTATTTGATAACTAACTGTTTCTATTTCAGCTCTATACCATTCTTGTAACTTTCTACAAATATGTTCAAGTTTGTATTCAGCTACATCCTGTTCATTTATTATTCTTATATCAAGCCCTA